TAGACTCCTCAACTTTCTCTGTGATGGATATATCAACGACACCCTATAAACAGGTGGCCACCTATTCAAGTTCGTCTATTTCACCCATATTGTTTCCAACGGTGATTGTCAATGCGGCTCGTTTATACAATGACGCCTACGTTTTGGTAGAAATAAACAATAATCCACAGGTGGCAGACTTTATACATTCAGATTTGGAGTATGAGAACCTATTAAAAGTCTTTACAGGCAATAAGAAGCCACAACAACTATCGGCCGGTTTTGCTCGGGGTGTGCAGATGGGTCTAAAAATGTCACCTCAGGTGAAGGCTGTAGGTTGTTCCAACCTCAAGACTTTGATTGAAGGTGATAAGTTACTGATTAACGACTTTGATACCTATTCAGAGTTAACCACATTTGAGCAATATAAGACATCGTTTGCAGCTGCCGATGGTGCCAATGATGATATGGCAATGACTTTGGTGATTTTTGCATGGGCAACCACACAGAAATACTTTAGAGAAATAGTGAATCATGATTTAAGAAAACAGATTCAGTTAGAAAACATGAATCAATTAGATGAAGAAATTCTACCTGCACCTATTATAGAAGATGGTCTAAAGACTGATTTTATGGTGGAAGGTGGTGATGTATGGGAAGTGGCAGACGGTGGCGATACTTATGGAAAATACACTAGAGATTTCTTTAGGAGTATGTAAATCCTATGAATCATAAATATCAGTATGGTATTTTAACTGCCAAGAACACATAATAATTCAAGGAGAATAAAATGGCGTTTCAAATCTCTCCAGGCGTAAATGTTTCCGAAGTTGACTTAACAACAGTCATTCCTTCGGTTCTAACTACGGCCGGTGCTTATGCTGGAAACTTTTCGTGGGGTCCAGCACGACAAGTAATTCTGGTTGACAACGAAATTACATTAACCAATTACTTTGGTAAACCAGATTCAAACTCAGCAATTTCGTTTTTTACATCAGCTTCTTTCTTAGCATATGGTAACAACCTAAGTGTTGTTCGTGCTGTTAATGCTAACTCAAACAATGCTGCTGCAAACACAGCATTTCAAATTCCTAATGCAGAAGAATTTGAGTATCTCTATTTAAACGTAGACAACAACAATCTGTTTGGTGCATTTATGGCCAGATATCCAGGTGTACTTGGAAATTCATTATCAGTAGCCGTTTGTGCCAATACAAGTTTGTTTAGTAGCTGGACATATAGTTCTTACTTTACTTCTGCTCCTGGTACTTCAGATTATGCATCTGCTGTTGGTGGTTCAAATGATGAAATGCACGTTGTTGTAATTGATGCTGGTGGATTATTTACTGGCCAACAAGGTGCAGTATTAGAAGTTTATCCATTCCTATCTAAAGCTTCTGATGCAAGTATTAATGGAGAATCAAACTTTTACAAACAAGTTATTTTTAATAACTCAGAATATGTTTATGCACCTGATCCAGTAAACTATGCAACAACAAATTCTACTTGGGATAATACCGCAGCCAATACAAACTTTGCTGTATTGACAACTAATCCAACAATTACTTTGGCTGGTGGTTCAGAGTTTACTCCAACTAATGCTAATATTCAAACTGCATATGATTTCTTTGTAAACAAAGAAGAAATTGATATTTCATTAGTATTAACTGGTAATGCAAATACAGTAGTTCAACAATATGTAATTGATAATATTGTTAATTCCCGTAAAGATTGTGTAGCATTCATTTCACCTCCAAGAACATCAGTTGATGGTATCAATACAACACAAACAGCAGGTATTCAAACTTGGTTATCAAGTTTGGCTCGCAATAGTTCTTATGTTGTCGCTGATTCTGGTTACAAATATATGTATGACAAGTATAACAATGTCTATCGTTACATTCCATTAAACGGTGATGTGGCCGGTCTGTGTGTTAATACTGATACAGTTCGTGATCCATGGTTCTCACCTGCTGGTTTCAACCGTGGTCAAATTAAAAATGCTATTAAGTTGGCATGGAATCCAAACAAGACACAACGAGATGTATTGTACGCCGCAGGTGTAAATCCTGTTGTATCTTTCCCTGGTCAAGGTATTGTTCTGTTTGGTGATAAGACACTACAAAACAAACCATCTGCATTTGACCGTATCAATGTTCGTAGATTGTTTATTGTTCTTGAAAAATCAATCGCTCAGGCTGCTCAGTTTTCGTTGTTTGAATTTAATGATGAGTTTACTCGTGCTCAGTTTGTATCATTGGTAACTCCGTTCTTACGAGATGTACAAGGTCGCCGTGGTATCTATGATTTCCGTGTTGTTTGTGACACTACAAATAATACACCACAAGTTATTGATTCTAACCAGTTTGTTGGTGACATCTACATCAAACCTGCTCGTTCTATCAACTTCATCCAATTAAACTTTGTTGCAGTTGGAACTGGCGTTGACTTCACAACAATCGTTGGTGCAGCTTAATAAATAACCACGATATAGGAGAAAACAAATGGCATTCAATGTAGCAGAATTTAGAGCAAATATGATTGGTGACGGTGCCCGTCCAAATCTATTTCAGGTCTCTTTAACATTCCCAACAGTCGCAACCAACAGCTCAGCCGCTGCACAGAAAACAACATTCATGGCAAAATCAGCACAGTTACCAGGTTCTACCGTAGGTACTGTGCCTGTGTTTTATTTTGGCCGTGAACTGAAGTTTGCTGGTAACCGTACATTTACCGATTGGACATTGCAGATTATCAATGACGAGGACTTTGTAGTTCGTAACTCTCTTGAATCATGGATGAACGCAATCAACAGTCACACTACCAATGTGCGTAATACTGGAGCGGTTAATCCAACTGGTTATACCGTTGATGCAGTTGTAACGCAATACGGCAAAACTGGTAACGAATTGAAATCTTATAAGTTTGTAGGTGTATTCCCACTTGATATTGCACCAATTGATTTAGATTGGGGTTCAAACGATGTTATTGAAGAATATTCAGCAACATTCGCTTTCCAATATTGGGAATCAAATACTACAACTTAATATGTTTTTGTTTGAGGGACTTCGGTCCCTCATTTATGTTTAATTGAATTGGAATAATATAAAATATGGCAGCCACTAATAAATTCTCTCTCTTTGGTTTTGAGATTTCTCGTAGAAAAAACGAGGAAGAGCAAGCTTCACGACCATCATTTACGCCACCAAATAATGAAGATGGCGCATTAACCATTTCCTCGGCCGCATACTATGGTACATATGTTGACTTAGATGGCACGGCAAAGAATGAAGTAGAACTCATCTCTCGTTATCGTGAGATGGCCATGCAACCAGAGATTGAATCGGCTATCGATGATATTATGAATGAAGCCATTGTGCAAGATGATGATGGTAAAATTATTGAGATTGTGTTGGATGATTTAGACCAACCAGAGAAAATTAAAAAAGCAATCAAAGATGAGTTTCATACCATATTACGTTTACTTAATTATAAGAATATGGCTCAAGATATTTTCCGCCGTTATTATATTGACGGCAGGTTATATTATAATGTGCTTATAGATAAAGAAAATCCAATTGCTGGTATTAAAGAATTACGATATATTGATCCACGCAAACTTCGTAAAGTTCGTGAGATTAAAAAGAAAAAAGATGAAAGAACAGGTGCAGAGATTATAGATGTATATAATGAATATTATATCTACAACGATAAAGTAGTAACTGGTTCTTCTTCTAATTATGGTCCTGTTGGTGTTCGCATTACACTAGATTCTATTGTTTCGGTTGTATCTGGTTTGATGGACGCTCGCCGTGCTGTAGTGTTATCGTATCTACACAAGGCAATTAAACCACTCAATCAATTAAGAATGATTGAAGATGCCACAGTTATCTATCGTATTTCACGAGCACCTGAGCGCCGTATCTTTTACATTGACGTAGGTAATTTACCTAAGTTAAAGGCCGAACAATATCTGCGTGATATTATGGTCAAGTATAAAAACAAACTTGTCTACGATGCACAGACAGGTGAAGTCCGTGATGACCGTAAATTCTTGTCAATGATGGAAGACTTTTGGTTACCACGCCGTGAAGGCGGTAAAGGCACCGAGATTACTACATTACCTGGTGGTCAAAACTTAGGTGAGTTAGAAGATGTTAAATACTTTCAAAAGAAATTATATAACTCATTAAGTGTACCTATC